TCTTGCTTACAATATGCAGAATTAGAAGAAGAAGTAAGTAATTATCATATAAACAATATAAAGAATGGATTACAACCTTCTTTATTAATAAACTTTAACAATGGAGTACCTAATGAAGAAACTCAAGAGCTTATTGAGCATAAAATATATGATAAGTTTAGTGGCTCTTCAAATGCAGGTAAATTCATACTTACTTTTAATGAGTCTACAGAAACTCAAGCAGATTTACAACCTATTCACTTACCAGATGCTCATGCACAGTATCAATTCTTGGCTGACGAAAGCAGGGAAAAAATAATGCTTGGTCATGGTATTGTTTCTCCTATATTATTAGGTATAAAAGACAATACAGGGTTTGGAAATAATGCAGAAGAACTTAGAACTGCTTCTATACTTATGGATAATATAGTTATCAGACCATTTCAACAAAATATTATAGATGGTTTAGATGAAATACTTGCATTTAATAAAATATACTTAAGCTTATACTTTGTAACTCTACAACCAATAGAATTTACAGAATTAGAAAACATTTCTACTAAAGTTAAAAGAGAAGAAGAAACAGGAGAAAAGTTAAGTTCACAAGAAGAACTAGATTTATCAGATGAAGGTGCAGATGACTTGTACAATCAACTAGAAGTATTAGGAGAGGTTGTTTCTGATGAATGGGAACTTATACATAGTGAAGCAGTAGGTAATGATAATGAAGAGTTTGATTTAACTAAACTAAGTGTATCAGAAGATGATGCTAAACCTAATAAGAAGTCAAGTCAAGATAATTCTGGATATAAAATAAGATATTCTTATGGTCCAGTAAGAAACTCTGATAAAAGTAGAGTATTCTGTAAACAAATGGAGTCTCTTACAAGTAAAAACTTAGTGTTTAGAAAAGAAGACATTACTCTTATGTCTTTTAAAGGATTAAACAGTGAATTAGGGCATAACAAGAGTAAATACAACCTGTTTAAGTTCAAAGGAGGTAAAAATTGTCATCACTTCTGGGAGAGAAGAGTATATAAAAAGAAAGTAACACCAAATACCGAAGTTGAAGCTTCAGATGCTGTACAAGACGGATTTAAGGAACCAAATAATCCTCAAGAAGTCGAAGTTAGACCAGTAGATATGCCAAACAGAGGTGCTTATCCAAAAACTAAATAATTATGGCACAGAAAGCACTCTTTATAACAATAAATGATTTAAAAAGAAAATCTATAATAGATGGAAATGTAGATGCTGATAAACTAATACAGTTTATTGAAGTAGCTCAAGATACACACATTCAAAACTATTTAGGAGGATTACTCTATAAAAAACTACAAGCTTTGATATTAGCAGGTACTATAGATGATGCTGGTAATTCTGATTATAAGTTATTACTAGATGATTATGTAAAACCTATGCTTACTTGGTTCACGCAAAGCTCTTACCTTCCTTTTGCTATGTATCAGATTAGCAATGGAGGTGTATTTAAACATAGAAGTGAAAACTCAGAAACTATTTCATTAGAAGAAATGAGAATGATGTTAGCTAAAGTTACAGAAACAGCAGAATTCTATACTAGAAGATTTGTGGATTACATGGACTATAACAGTACACTATATCCAGAATATGTATCTTCTACAAATGGAGATATGTACCCTGATAAAGATGTTAATTTCAATTCTTGGGTACTTTAATGAAGAGTAAAAAAATAAAAACATATAAACCTAAAGAAAGTAATGTGGCTAAGTTAGATACTTTCTTACAAAAACTAAATAAAGATGGCTACACTTTCAGGAAATAAAATAAAAAATACTTATCAGTCACTTGTAAAGTTTTCTGATAATGGAAATATAACAGTTAGTGCAAAACAACTAACTGATGGTTTTGGTAACAACTCTCCTATGTTTGTATCAACAACACAAATAGGAATAGGTGTAACACCAGAATCAGGATTAAACCTTCACGTTTTTGGAGATGCTAAAATAGGTAGCAATCTAACAGTAATCGGAAATTTAGTAGTAGAAGGAAGCACTACAACAGTAGGAACAGATACATTAACAGTTAAAGACCCTTTAATTGTATTAGCAAACAACAACACTTCTACAGACGCAGTTGACATAGGTTTTTATGGCAAATATCATCCTTCTGATACTACACTATACTCAGGACTGTTTAGAGAAGCTCTAACAGGTAAATACAGATTATTTAAGGGATTAGAAGTTGAACCTACTACAACAGTAAACACAAGTGGAACAGGATATGCAGTAGCTAGTTTAGTTGCTAATTTAGAAGGTAATGTTACAGGTAATCTTACTGGTAACGTAACAGGTAATATTACAGGTAACGTAACAGGAGGTACTATTTCAGGTACTACAGGTACTTTTAGTGGTAATGTAAATGTTAATTCTAACTTTATTGTTACAACAGGAACGCCAACATCTGCTGACCCTAATGGCTCTCACGTTATAGCAAAAATAGATTCATCAGCAGGCAATGATACTGGTGGTCTAGAAATACATACAGGCGATAATAATGGAGATGAACCTGCTTTATTACATACAAATTATAATGGAGATGAAGCGTTTAGAATATCATCTTTAGGTCATATTATTTCTACTGGTAACGGAACTTTTACTGGTAGTTTATCTGCAAGTTTCTTTAAAGGAGATGTTTATGCAAATGATGGAACTAGTAAAATATTAGAAAATGGAACAGATGGAACAGACGCTACATTTACTGGTGATGTTACTGGAAATCTAACAGGAGATGTTACTGGAGATGTAACTGGAGACGTTACAGGTAATGTAACAGCAACTTCTGTATTAGCGGATGGAGTTACCGCAACTACTCAAAGTGCAGATGATAATTCAACTAAGGTGGCTACAACAGCTTATGTAGATGCCCTAGAGGTAAGTAGCACATTATCTGAAATACTTGCTAATGGCAATACTTCAGGTGCTAATGATATTATAATGGCAGATTTACAAAGTATTTATTTTGGTACTGATTCTGATTTTAAATTAACTCATAACACTAGCGGTAATAGTTTTGTTAATCATCTTGGAACAGGAACTTTGTTTATAAGAAATAATACTTCTGAACAAGCCATTAAATTTCAAGCTAAAAATAGTATAAATGTTGTCAACGATTATGTTATAATAAATGGAGAGACTGAAAGAACAGAATTTGGAAAAGACGTAGAAATAAAAAGTGGTAACGAACTATATTTTCACGATGCTTTAGAAATATGGCATAATGGAGGCAACTCCAATATAATTAATAATACAGGAAATTTAATAATTACTCAAAAAACAGATGATGGTGATATAATATTTAAATCAGATGATGGTAGTGGTGGTGTTACTGAATATTTTAGAGTTGATGGTGGTGATGAAAAAGTAATTTATGGTAGGTCGATACAAATGGCTGACAATGTTTCAGTTTATTTTGGTAATGATACTGCAAATGATGGTTATATAAAATGGGATTCAACAGCAAATGAATTATTTGTTAACGGCCCTGTTAAAGTATTAGAAACTTTAGACGTTGTAGGAAACTCAACTTTTTCAGGAAATGTAGGAATCGGAACAGGTTCAGATACATTAACAAGAAATTTAACAGTAAAAGGTACAACTACATCAAATATTAATATAAAATCTAACGCTTCTAATGGTACTTCAATTTTATCTTTAGGAGATGAAGATGATGATAATTATGCACAAATTCTTTTAGATAATTCAACTAATGTATTACAAATACAAAATGGTGCTGGTGGTGGAATAAGTAATAGAGGTATTACTTTAGACAGTTCGGAAAACGTAGGAATAGGAACAGATTCGCCCACAAGACCATTAACTGTTTATTCAGACGTTGGTGCAACTAATATATTAGGGGTATTTGATAATAGTGGAACTACAGCAGCAAATTGTGTAATTGCATTTAGCGACCCAAATTCTACTGCTGGACAATTTAGTACAAGATTAGGTAGTGTTGGAGATGCTTTAGCTTTTTATACGAATGGTGCTAATGAAAGA